GCGGACCAGTCAGCGCCACCTTCGAGCGTTGCATCGTTGCTGCCTACGCTGTCGGCGGCCGTTGTGCCGGCGCCCTCGTCGAACGTCAGGTGCATGGCTGGCGTCGGCCCACCGCCGCCGCCGCCAGTGTTTAGTTCGCCGTTGTAAATAGCCTCAATCACATCCCCACTCAGTACACCTGCATAAATACGAATGTCGTCAATCATGCCTTGATAGTTGAATGGTGACGAGAAAGTTTGTCCGCAATAGAACGTGGCGAGTTCGGCGTCATCTGGATCAACAGACGCGCCCGATACAGTGCTGTCAAGTTGGCCGTCGATATAGATGTTGGCGGTATTGCCATCGAAAGTAAAAGCGATGTGCGACCAGCCATCGGCGGATACGAAGCCTGAGCTTTCAAGCACATCGCCAATGGTTGCGAACGAGAATTGCAATCGACGCGAATCAAAATGCTTAATCTGCCACGCCGCTGGTGCGCCGCCAGGCATCGTTGACCCAAAGATCACAGAGCCGCCGCTCAGTTTAACCCACAGCATCACAGTGCCGCCGCCGACGAAACATTTGGCAACCGATTCGACGTACGCGCCGTTGGCATGTCTCCCGCCGCCGGCTTGTGAATTGAATGACGATGAGTCGATTGCGCCCGCAGCGACATCCGAAGACCAGGCATCGCTATTCGACAACGTAAGGTCAGACCCGGTTGCAGCAGCAGACCCTGTGTCGGCGGCCGTTGTGCCAGTACCCTCGCTGAATCGCCAATGATGAAGCGGGCGGCCAACAACACTTCCGCCGCCGCCGATTGCAACACCACCGCCGCCAGCCATCCGTCCGCCAAATCTGGCCCCGCCGCCAACCAACACGCCGATGCTGCCTTCAATATCCGCGCCGAAACTCGCCCCGCCACCGATCAGCAGTCCGCCGCCTGCTGACATCCGTGCTGCCAACGGCGAACCGCCACCCATCAGCAACCCACCACCTGCCGACATGCGTGCAGCCAGCAACGCACCGCCGCCAACCGCTACGCCGCCGCCAGCCGCCATCCGGGCCGCCAAGACCGCTCCGCCGCCGATCAGCACCCCGCCGCCCGCGGACATGCGAGCCGCGATCAACACGCCGCCGCCAAGCATGACGCCGCTGGTCAGTCCGCCATTGAAGATAATGCCAGGCGCGGCACTGCTGCTTCCCAGGGCCTTGGTGCCGACGACGACGCGGTATTGATCCGTTGTGGGCGGGTCATCGAATTCGACGAGCACGGCCGACAGCGTGGCATGCTTGATCGTGAAGCCTGGTGGATAGATTTTGGTGTACGGTGTGCTGGCCTCGTAGATCGTGACAAACACGTCGCGCGAATTGAAGTTGTGCGTGATGGTGAATGCTGTCTCTACGCCGTCGCCGATGGTTTCTTCGTACTGCTGGAAATCACCGCTGCTGAACGGCAGTTTGAAGTTGCCGCTCGGTGTGCCGATCCACATTTCGCGCGTGTCGAAGCAGAAGGCGAGTTCGCCAGCCAGCAACAAAGGCAAATCTGGGCTTAACCCTCGCTTCACTCGGATGGGGATATTGATGCCAGGCATCAGAACGATCCCCCATCGATTTCCGTGGCCGCAAACCACGCCGATCCATCGCCAGCCAGCACAGTATTTGCTGGCGCAGCACTCAGCCCGGTACCGCCATGCGATACAGGATGCGGCCCGGTGCCGACAAGAAACTCGTTGCCGTCGGGTGTGCCAATCCAGAGTTCGTACTCGCCTCCAGTCGTCGTCGTGAGCGCAGGCTCGCCATGCGAGAGCGACGGCAACTCCTCTTCGTCGCCGCGGTTAATTTGGAGGGAAGCACGGCACATACCAGGCTCTGGCTCTGGCTGTGGCGTATCCTCGGTGTAATAGACCGTCACCGCCGTAACCCGTATGACTGGTTCAGCCGTGCGAAATATGCTCTGTGGCGAATGCAGACTGGAGAAATGAAAGTACAGGTCGCCAGAATTTAGTTTGGCGGCCGTAAGCGGTATGCCCCAGGTGCTGGATGTTGAAGAGCCGTATGTACGTGTTTCCGCAACTCCGGAACTGCCAACCGGGTACAGGCCCGCTTGTGCGACATTTGGCCCACCTGCAGAAGTGCCGGAGTCGAACAGGTAAACATCGTCATCGCGGGTATTGGCGCTTGCCACGTTTGCGCCTCCCGTGTCACGAACTGTTACCTCGATCTCCAGGCCAACCACTGTTGCGCCGGCAGGCAGAGCAGTATGGATTTGCACACCCATATCGCCAGTGAAGTTGTCAAAGAAATCCATGTCGGCGCGAAATGTCGGCACTGCGGGGTAGTAGTAATCCGTAAGGCCGTATGTCCACAATGAACCGCTCTCAACCAACGTCAGCAGGCTTTGATTTCCTTCAGACACCGGTGGCGCGAAAAACGTGCCGCCGTCCAGCCCCATGCAGCAGCACGCCTTGGCAACATAGACCGCCACGCCGCTGACTGTGCCCGTCAATTGTGCCAGGTATCGTTTATCGAGTTCCAACTCCTCTTGGTGCACCTCGTCCACCCAGATCGTGGCGCCGTCGGACCATGTGTCAGCAACGACATTGTGAACGAGCAGTTTGCCTGGATACCTGCCAGCTGTTTGCGTTTCGCTGGTGATTCGTACGTATGCTGTGCCATCGACCCCGCCGCTGGACGGCGTGGCAACGTACATGGCATCGGAATACCGAATCCCCAGGCAATATTCGGCAACAGTCAGCGTCTCTCCGTCCGGCGGGATCACTGTTGTGTCGCCATGCTCCTCCCATTCTTCCGCAACCTCGTCCCATCGCTGAATGGTGGCGTCGTAGGTGCCATCGCCGTTATCGGCCGTGATCAGCAGGTAGTCCACCTGATTGCTGACGATGCGCGGCGGCGGCGACGGAGTTGGGCCTCCACCCGTCTCGCGCCGGTTAGCCAAATCGCGCAGCTTCTGCGCCTGTCGTAACGGGAGTCCGATGGACTTCATTACAGTGGATTCTCCGAAACGGTTACAGACACACGCAGGCCCTGGGCCTGGTTGCCGCTACCACCAGACACGGCTACCACAAGGCGAAGGACGTCGCCGGCGGCAAAGCTTGTGCTGGCCAGTACGCCGGCGATCGCCGTACGCAGGTCGTTTGCTTCGGTGATATCAATGACGCCCGTAAGCATCGTTGTGAACGACCCTCCGCCAGTGCATTTCTGCAAATCGACGGTGACGTGCCGGCTAGCATCATCCGCCAACGCGCCCGTGATTGCAGCGTCGATGTCGAGCACGGCCCCGGCGGCCCTGGCGATGAAGATGTCGATGATTTTGGCAACGACTGCAGATCCGGGCGACTGAGCGTCACCGAGGTGGTAACGTACGCCGACTTTCGAGTGATCCACCGGGCCTTCGATTTTGTCGTTTGTTACCGAAGCCGCCGGCAAAACTATTTGGTCCGCGGATAGCTTGGTGTAGTGGTAATGGTGCGGAATTCGGACTGCCATGATCTCCCCCTACGGCAATGCCGCAAAGCTGGTGGTTTTGTAATCGTTGAATTCGAGGTAAACAGGGCTGTCGAACTGATCGAGCACGCCGCCTTCACCGTCCAGCAGAACGGGGGCGGTGACGGGCTGTCCACGCGACATGATTGGGACAGGGTTCCCGTCGACAATCTTGCGAAACCCCTGATCGAGTCGTCGCGTCGGGTTCCAACCTTCCGGTTTATCTTCGAGCTGGATTGACCGCTTATAGTGCGGCACGTTGTTCTCGAAAGCAAATTCCGATGTGAGGTCGCAGACAAGCAACCGGCCTGCGACGAATCCGCGATAAGTATTGCTGTTGACCTTGTTTTGCAGCTGCATGAAAAGATCGTCTGGCAGCGAAAGCAGGTCGGCATTCCAGGTGATCGAATAAACCGCTCGTGAGTCGGGCAACTCGATGCCACCATCAAAAGGATCGCCAGCGGAATTCAGATAGGTCTTGGGTTCTGGCGTGGTGTTGTCGAGCGTGACAATCTTGGTAAATTTGTTCGTACTGACGCGGCACACCGGCGGCCTGTTGAGCGGGTTCTCGTCCTGCTGCGTGGGGTCAAATGGGAATTTCGTCGAGTATTCGAGCTGCACCTTCCAGAAGTCCCAGGCACTGGTACGAGAGCCGCTCTTATCGATGCAGTAGGCAAACGGATCGGCTGCGTACACCGAGTACAGCAACGGGACGCCGACGGCGTTGAAAATAAGCGGGCCGATGTCGAATGGTGACGAGCATCGCACGTTCCAGACGTCCGTGTAGGTGCGGACGCCCTGGGCGTCCTGCTTGAAGCGGCCGCTTTCGCGAAAATCCAGTCCTACTTGGTACACAGCCATTGGTTACCACGCCAGCTGCGGCATGTCCTCGGCGACCGCGGGAGCCCCGCGTTGCAGTCGCATTTCTCCGAGCATCTGTCGCTGAATCTCGCGCTGTTGCTCCTGCACACGCAGGATCCTGGTTTGCGGATCGTCGCCCAGTCCGCCCTGGAGCTGGTGGCGCATGACGGCCGACACAGCCTCGCGGCTGCCTTCGAGGGCGGATGACGCCAGGTTCACTTCACCGATCCCGGCCGCCCGTTCCGCCTGTGTTATCGCATCGTTCTGGGCCTGGGCCAGAATCTCGGCCGAGATGGCGCCGGCGTCAAACATCGCCTGCAGGTCAGCCAGGCGATTCGTCAGCACCTGTGTCGGATCCGCAAATTGTTGCGTGAGCTTGGCGCCTTCTTCGAGGATGCGCAGGTGCTCTTGCATGGCCTGGATTTCTTCGAGATGTGCCACGGTCGCCCCGCCGGCGGCGAGCTGGGCGATCTGGCGCTCTTGTTCGGTCATGCCGACCTGGGCAATGCTCTGGGCGAGTTTCTCCATTACCTCGTTCGCAGCGGTCGCTGCCTCAACTTCCCGTCGCGTTGCCGTGGCTGCGGCCTCTTGTGCAGCATTGAATCGCTGAACGTGTGCAGCGGCGTCCGCATAACTCAGGCCAAGCATGTTCATGGCGTCGGCGATCTGGCCTTCCGCGCCCTGCTGCCGGCGGCTCTGGAACGTGTCTCGTATGCCCTGAGAAAACTCGGCGATGCGGGCCTGCGCCGCTCCTGCGTCGAAGAGGTTGTTTTGCGGCCGCGGTGTTTGCATCGTGGCCATCGTGGCAGTCGTGCCCTCGGGCAGCAGACCCACGAACTCACCGACGTTACCAAGGGCGCTCGCAATACCGTCCTGCATGTTGCCAAGCCAACTGCCGCTTGATGCCGCTGCGCCGCCGAGACCTGCGGCAATGTCAGCTATGCCCTGCACCAGCGGGCCGATATAGCCCAATAGCGATGAAAAGACGTGGATCATCGGCTCGCCGAACGCAAGGATTGCATCGGCTGCGGATACGGCGCCCGTAGCGACCATCTCAAACGCATTGATTGTGAGGTCGCCCAGGTTGGTGGACTCGGGCAGGACAGACCGAAATGCGGCCAGTAACTCCGTCATGATGACGCTGGCGACTTCTTTGACCGGCGCCAGTTGCACCGTCAGCCATCGGATAATGCCCGTCCATGCCGTCTGCGCCCTTGTCGCGGCATCGTTGGCCGCCTCGACGCTGACGGCGCCGAATGTGCCGATGCGGCCAGCGATGCGTTCGTAGTCGGCGGCCTGGTCGCGCAGCGCCTGACCGCCCTGGGTGAGTGTCGGCAGCAGCATTGCTCCGGATCGACCGAATAGCTGCATTGCAAGCGACGTCCGCATTGCTGCATCGTCGATGCCAGCCAACCCATCGGCCACCAGTTCAAACTTCCCAACGGCGTCAGTCGCCGCCAATTGTTCCTGAGATATGCCCAGTTCTTCGAATGCCTTGTTGCCGGTGGCCGCCGCCTTGTTCAGGCGATCCAGTGCACCCTCGACCATTTCGGCGTTTGCGCCCGACAACTCGGCTGCGTGCTCCAATCCCAGCAATCGATCAATATCGGTCCCTGTGCGCGCGGCCGCCTTCGCCGCCTTGTCGATCGCGTCGAATTGTTCGTTGATCTGGTTCCCGATTTCTCCAAGTGAAAGCGTGAATCCTTTGAAGAGCACTGCGCCAGCAAGCCCGGCGAAGCTATCTGTGATGAATGAAATGCCGGCGCCAACGCTTACAGCAAACCCTTGCATCGACTGCTTGGCGCCCGCCAGGCCTTTGTTGAGCCCGCTGCCATCAGCCCCCAGAATCAGGGACGCCTTGCCGATCGTGTTCGCCATCGTCCGACTCTTCCGTGCGGGCCAGAAACCTGGCCTTCATCTTTTCTTCCCAAGGCAATTCTTCCTTGGCGTAGTCGATCAGGAATTCGCTTGCCTGCAAGCTGGCCCCTCGCTTGCGATGAGGCATCAAAATGGCCAGCCGCGTTGAAGCCATCTCGTAGCTGAGGCGGTCAGGACCAAACGGATACATGCTTGCAAACGCCAGCCAGCCGATCCATTCCTCTTGTGACAGCCCCGCCCGTAGTTCGGCGACAGTTCGCCCGAGGGCAAGCGCTAGCTTGTACTCGAAGAATCCTTCGGGGTCGGACCGGAGTTTTTTTTGGCGTCATCGATTGGCTTGGCCAGGTCGTTAACCACCAATGCCTTGACGCCAATGCGTTCGCACAAGAGCCCAACCGTGCCCTGTGCCGCCCGGAGCTGCTCGAGATGCTCGGCAGCAAATATCCGCACGCCCTGTTCGTCGCAGGCGCTCAGCCAGGCCAGATAAGCGAAGTCCGGCACATTCTCTTCGCGTGTCGCCCAGTAAGCCCGGAACTCCCGTCGCTCTTGCGGCGTCCAGACACGCACGAAGATCGGGAAACTGACTTCGGGAGCGACAATTTGCTCCAGCCGCGGCGCGTCCGTGGCCAGGATTAAAGCGGCAGTGCTCAAGCGACCTCCTTATGAGTTGGTGATTGGGCCATTGACGCGAATGCTCAGCTTCATCAAAATCAAGCCGCCGCGTTCGAATGGACCGGTAGGGATTTTGGTCAAGATTCCTGGAAACGTCCGTGTCAGCGGCGAAGTGGGCTCGGGGAAGGTCACCCGCCAGTTAACCGTCTCGCTTTTCCTTATCGCGGAAAGCGTCAGAAAGGCGTCCTTTTTGTAGATGGTTTCGACCTCAACCACCGATGGCTCGTCCTCGCCACAGACCACTCTCTTCACCCTGTCGGTGTCGCCGAGGTGGCCGGCGTCGATCAATTCCGGATCGCCATCTTCAAGGCCATCCATTGACACGACGCGCGGCACGGCCGTGAAGTTCGTGCCGCCCGCGGCGTCATAGGCCAACACTACGCCCGTGCCCGTCATGCCGTCGCGTTTTGTTACCGGCATTTGATGCTCCCTACTTCAACAGTGAATCGATCTCGGCTTGGATCTCTTTGCGGATCGCCTCGACGTCTTCAGAACTGGCGGATCGGCTAATGAACCGATTGGCCTCTTCCTGCGTCAGGCCGTACCGGTTTGGGACCTTTTCCTTGCCCTTCCAGCTCTTCGAGTAACGGCTTCTGACGCCGACCACGACTCCGGCACCCTCTTTCGCGACGAATACCTTGTCGGCAATCGACGTTCTCAACGCGCCGCTGAACTTGTGGGCATTGGCTTTCATGCGCCGCTTCAGGTCAAGCCCCCGCTTTTTGAGCGACTTACGGACAATCCCCCGTTGCTTCGAAGTGAGCTTGTCGAGATTCTTCAGATCCAAAACCAGTTTGTTAGTCACCGCCTGATGGTCGCAAAACGGACGGCAGCCTTTCAAGGATTGCAATAACGCTCTATGGGCTAGCGTGGTACCACACTTCAAAGTCCTGGTAGTCGCGAAATACCGCGTCTTCGTTGGCAGTCTGATGCTTGTCGTCCTGGTCGTCAATCAGATCGATGTGGTCCACCTCGACGGCGTTGTCGCCAATTGAGCCTGTGACACACCGGAGCAGCTGCCGCACCATCTCGGCGATGCGGTCGGCATCGTCCTGGGCTCCTTCGCTTTGGGCCTCGATCATGAGTACGGCCTTGGTCAAGCTGATTGGTCCGGTGAGCGTGCCGAAGGCGTCCGTGCCGATTTGGAGGATCGTGACGCGCGGAAACTCTGCCTCTGTCGGCCATCCCTGGTAATAGATCCGGTTGCCAATGGCCTGATGGAGTTGGCGGCGAATGTCGTTGCGGGACTGGATCCAATCGGCTTCGGTGACGCCATAATGAGCGGCGGCAATTCGCACCGAGCTGGTGCCTGGTGGTTCGGTCGGCAAGAGCAAGTAGTCCCGCACGGCATGTTTGACATTGGTCATGTAACGCTCGCCGATCTGCTGCTCGAGCAATCGATCAGGATCTCACTGGACCCTTCGTCGACCGCCACGAAGCTGATTTCGTATTGCTTGCCGCGAGCAACGAATCGCATCGAGATATCAATCTGCTTGTCGATCGGATCCGGGTTGTGCGGAAGCGGAGTAAAGGCGCGAAAGTACGCTTTGTTTTGCCCGGATGGCGCCTGAAATTCCCCCTTCTTTGGCTCCATGCGCATCCAGCAATATCCAGCAGGGACCCAGTCGGCACGGCCGGCGGGATTCAGCGGCGCGATCTTGCGTTGCAGCATCGCCCGGATCGGGTAGGTGCCAGGGCCAGTCATCAAGGTGTAGCGTCCTGAATGCAGCGAAGTTGCAGCGTGGCCGTTTGCTCGCCGGAGTTGGTTACAAAGAGCGCGGTAACGTCGGCAGTCAACAGGAAGCTGTTGTAACTGTCGGTGTTCCACACATAGGGTACACCAGCCTTCAACGTAATGGTGTCGTCGGGTGCGCTACCGCTGTTGGTTTCGACCGTGACAGCCTGGTCCGAAAGGAGAAAGAAGCTCTTTACGGCGGATACGTCAATTGCAACACTGATCTGCCGGTCCGTGGTATTTCCTGCAATCGTTTCGCCTACGACATCCGTGCGGTTGCTCGCGGAATAGGTTTTGTCGGCGGTCAATGTCTCGCCGGACACCTGGTAAATGTGCGTGATCGTGTGTGTCGCCAGGCCTTGCGATGCGACCAGTGCGATTATGGCCAAGATTACAAAGAGCAAGAACGTCGTCATGATCCCACTACCTCAATTGCGCCGTGCCGGTGAACGGCAATTTGGTTTTCGATCTGTTTCGGGATTTCGAGGCCCCGATATTTGAGGGACAGAACGTCGAGGATGGCCTGGACCAGGTCCTCGGGCACGGCCGACGGCGACGCGTATCCCGCCTCGAATTCCACTCTCACCGCGTTCGCCTGCTTAAGCGTGCTCGGCCAGCAATAGCCGTATGCTGGTGTCAGGCGCCCAGGCTCCGAATCAATGTCGACCACATAACGTGCAGCGTCGAGCGTGTGCCGCACACCGTCCGTGCCCAGGTATTGAACCGTGGCCGACAGCAGCGGCGGACGATACAACCGCATATTGGCCGCGAAGCAATCAAAGGACTGGCAATATCGAGCCTTCACGATCTGTCGCCACGCGATGTTTTCGACAATCGCCCGGCAGCTTTTTATCAGCCTGGTTACCGTTTCGGTGTCATCATCATCGGCGATTCGCGCCCATTTCCGTGCGCGATCGACGGTGACGGGCTCTTCTCCGATTACCTGCAGCAGCGTAAGCCCCACGCAGATCACCCCACGATCACATGGACAGCTCCCGTTTTCACACTGCCGCCCGCAGCCACCACAATTTTCACGCGGTCATTCACCAGCGTCTTCGGCTCGAGCATTTCTGCGTTGCTGTCGCCATCGAGATACGCCTCCGCCCCGCCAGCATCGTGGCTTTGCACGCGAGGCCTCCAGGTCGCACTGGCGTTGACATCGGATAGCGTCGCAATGACGTCTCCATCCAGTTCGGCCGTAATTGTGAAATCGACGCCGTTGGCAAAGTCGTTTTTGGCGTAGTGGATTTCGAGCACTCGCCCGGTCACGTTCGGCGTGTAGCCAGTGGCTGACCCGTCGCTGGCCGTGGTCAAATGGACCACGTGTCGTTCGGCGTGCATCGCGGCTCCTGTTAATCGTTGGCCGATGCCGTCTTGACGGTGGCGCCGGATTCGTTGCCGACTTCAACGTAGCTGACGCGGAAGTGAGCCATGCCGTCCGCCACTGTGGCCGCGGCGATCGTCGCCAGGTCGCCGAAGATGTCCACGTCGCGGATGACGCCCGTCGTCCCGGTCAACAACTCGATGCCTGGCTCGGCATCGGTCACCAGCACGCAGCGTTCGATCAAAAGGCGAGTCGAAAGCGTGGTGTCGCCGTTGATCGGCGCGACCAGGGCGGCGCCGGCAGTCCACATCGAGCAATCACGAATCGTGACCAGATCGGAGGCACCGGTCAGCTTGACGCAGGCGACGACGCCGGCGGCCGAGGCGTGCTGCGTGAAATTGCATCCCTCGACGGTCGTGCGCGTGCAGCCGGCTTTGATGTCGATGGTATTGGCGAACTCGTCGACGCCGGCGCCGTCTTCGCCCGGCAGCGAAGTTACGTTGCGAATCGTCGTATCGGTGACGCCGGCTTCTACATCGATGGCGACGAGTACGGCCGTCACGCTGGGCAGCAGGCGAATGTTCTCGATGGTGATGCCGTTGGCCTGCACATTGATCGAGGCGTTGGCGTGGTCGAAGTCGATGCGCGGGACCGCCGATCCGCTGCCATGGCCAACAATGCGCACGCCGGCGACGTCCAGGTCGAGCTGGGCATCGCCGAAACCTTCGTTGTGCCCCGGCGCGAGATGAATCACGTCGCCGTTGTTGGCTGCGCACAGAGCCAGGGCCGCAGCGATCGTGGTCAGGGCCGTGCCCCAGGACAGCCCATCGCCGCTGGCGCTGCCGTTGACGGAGTCGACGAAGAAGTTGGCGCCATGAGTCAGGCCGCGGACGGAGCCCCGGACCAGCAGTTCCCCGCCAACGTCGATGACTTGGCGGTCACCGTTTTGGTCTCGATAGCATTTCGGCTGGTGCATGCCCTACCTCGCAAAGGAAAAGTGGCTCGGGGGAAGTACAGACGTCTGTACCGGTTTACTTTTTCGCCAGGAACGCGCTGGCAAGCAGGGTGGCCGATTGCGTCACCGGTACGTTGCGCGCGTTGAACTGGATGGCCAACATGCCGTCCAGGACCGCGTTTTGGCTTCCCCGTTTCAGCCGTGGGAAGAGGTAGCGGCCGAGTGCCGGATCGTGACGGTGCACCACGACGGCAAGGAGCTTGTTGTCGGCGTCGGAGGCGCCCGCCGTGTGTGTCACGTTGTCCGCCGTAATTTCGGCCGGCGTCGGCGAGGAGGCCGAGTCGGCCGTGTTCTGCAGGGCCTGCAGCTCGAGCACGGATCCGGACGTGACGTCGCCGAGCAGGGCGACAAACAGCACGGAATCGTACCCCGTCATATCGACGCGATCGCCGTCCACGTCGGTGGTGGCGGCAACGGCCGCGTTCGCGACCCGGGTGATTTTGCATTCTTCCAGGAAGTTCTTCATTGCGGACCTCTCAACGCCGCGGTACGGGCTGCTTGCCCGTGTTCGCTGGCTTGGGTTGCTCTTGCGGTTCGTCCACTGGACTCGCAAGGCCCGAGGCCACCAGCTTGGCGCCTTCACTTTCGGGGACCTCGATGATGTCCCCGAAGTTCTGCGTCGTGCCGTCGCCCAGGACCCGTGAGTCCCACATCTTAATTCGCACGTTTGCCTCGCTGTTGTTGGGCCGCCCTTATCCGCGCTCTTACGAGTGCGTCAGGACCTTCACCGGCGGCGTGCCGGCCTCCAGGAGGTTGCCGTCGGCTTCGGCGAAGACGACGAAACAATCGGCGTCGTCGGTGTCGCGGTACTTCTCGGTGAGCCGCAGAATGCGGATCACGGGGTGCTGACGCACCTTGTACTGTTTCAGCCGCCCGAACAGCAGCGTCTTCTTGCCGCTGGCGATCGTTGAATCCATCGACTGGTTCAGGTACCAGGCGTACCCCTTGATCATCGCCGGCGCCGTGCCATTGGGACCCTCGGCCCATAGCGGTCGGCCGTTTCCGTCGCGAAGTTGCGCAAGGTAGTTGCGGGTCGCATCGTGCATCATGAACGCGGCGCCGATGCGGTAAGCCGGATCCACGGAGCTGATGAGGTTGTCGATGTCGCCGGTCCAGGAAATGGCGGTCGAGGAGCCGGCCGTGAATGCGGCCGCCTTGGTCACGATGCCCGCGGGCTCGCTGCCGCCACGGCCGATGGTGAAGTCGTCGCACCATTTGCGGCCGATGCGCTCCCCCATCATGTCGCCCAAGATCGGCTGCAGCTGGAAAACGGAGCCGTCCAGCAGTTCATACGGCACCATGATGGCCGTGGTGTACTTGTAAAGAGCCCACAGAATCTGGCTCCAGGTCGGCTTGGCCTGCGTGGTCCCTTGATTCTCGCCGACGCGCACCGCCTTGTTATTTGTGTCATTGGCGGTGGGCCATTTCATCGGCTCTCTGCTATTGGGCCGCAGGATGTCGGCGGCCTGCAAGATGCCGCCGTAAGCGAGCATGTTCAGCTCGAGGTTGGCGATCAGTGTGGTCGGTTGCATGGTGGCGCCGCCGTCGGCGATTTCGTGCGAAGACATGGCGGTCGCGTTCATGCGGGCAACCGCATCCGTCGCGCGATTGCGGGAGTCCTGCAGCGGTCCGCCCGAGAATGCCTGCTGCACGACGCCGAAGCCGCCGTCGCTCATGAGCGACAGGCGGAGCTCCTTGGCGTTCGGCTTGAGGCCCACGGCCTTACAGGCGTCCAGATGCTCGTCGCTGAGGTCGCAGTCACGGCTGCCGTTGGCGCGGAGCCAGGCCTGGATTGCCAGGGACTGCATTTTCGGCGTCACACCCGCACTCGGCGGACCGTCCAGGCCGGCGCCCACGACGCGGCCCGTGGACCGTTCGAGGTTGGCGACGCGAGTCTTGCTCTGCTCATTGGCCTCCTCGAAGGCGATCTTCTTGTCGACGTCGGCGATTTCGCCCTCGATGTTCAGACGCTCGGTCTCTTCCTCCGGCGTCAATTGCTGCCGTTTTTGCTCCTCGGCCGCGGCGAAGATGGCCCGACCGCGTTGAAACAGGGCAGCCCGCTTGGCAAGCAGTTCTTTGAGAGTCATGCTGATTCCTTGTGAAGAAACTCGAACCTTTGCTTGAGAAGTTTGGCAGACATCGCCGGCGGCTCGCCGGCCGCGCGTTTGCCTCGCAGTTTGGCCATGGTTCCGTCGAGCGTCTGGATGGTATCGATCAGGCCAAGCGACTTGGCTTCAGCCGCCAGCCACACACGGCCGTCCGCCACTGCCTTGACGGCGGCGGCGTTCATGCCGCGGCCGCGGCTGACAGCTTTTTGAAAGTCGGCAAACGTGGCGTCTACCAGGCCCTGGAAGTGGGCCACGTGGGCATCGGTAATCTCGGTCCCGGGTTCGCCGGCGGACTTGAAGTCGCCCGTGTCCACTGGTATTACCTTGATGCCAGCCAGCTCGAAGGCCTTGCTTGAGTCCCACAGCACAAACTTGACGCCGATGCTGCCGATCAGATCCAGCCGGCCCGCGTTGATTTCGCTGGCCTGGGCGGCAACGTAATACGCCGCACTGGCTGCCATGCCGTCGACCTGGGCAACCACCCGCTTGGAATCGCGGGCACGAAATACGGTGTCCCCCAGCTCGGCCAGGCCGTCGACCGTGCCGCCCGGGGAGTCGATCCGCAACAGAATCGTTTTGACAGTGGCATCGCCGGTGGCGCGTTCAACCTGTCTCCGGATCCGCTCCGTCGACGCCCAGCCCATCCACATGCCAAACCAGCTCGAGCGCTTCTCCATCGGGCCCATCACCGGAATTACGGCGGTGCTCCCATCGAGTTGCAACTCGTCGCCCATCTTCATGGACTCAGCGCTACGCTGAAACGACGCCAGGAGATCCACTCGCTCAAGAGCCCGGCGAATTGCTGGCAACGCCGTCGACTCGATCGACCATAGGCCGGTCGAGGGCAGCAGCGGGATCCCGGTGGTGTCAAACTTCTCGCTCATGCTGCCGATGAATGTGGCAAAAGTACTCCCACCGTCGCAACGGTTACGCGGCCTTCTTTTTTCCTTTTTCCAGCTCGAGCAGGGCCTTCATGACCTTGGCGAGCCGCTTCGCCTTCCTGGTGGTCGCGACGGTATCCATGTTCTTGGGCGTGAGATAGTCGTCGCCGCCATCGATGGGCGACATGTTTTCGAGCTTGCGAATGTCGTTACGGGACAACCAGCCGCCATTGCGGCCGAGGTTGTACGCCTGGTATCTGGTCATGAGATCGGCGCGGAGCAAGGCCGCCGCGTTGAACTCAATGAAGTGCGTATCGAGCTCCGAGGGCAGCAGCAGCTTGTAGGTCAGCTCGTCTTCCCAGCGGCACAGCCAGGGCCGCAAGGTGTACAGGAGGAATTCGGTCGATTGAATCTCGATCGATGCATACGAAACCCCGTGCGACGTCTCCCGGAGCAAGTGGACGGGCATCCTCAGGAAACGGGCGATCTCTTCCACCTGGAAGCGGCGTGTCTCGATGAGCTGGGCCAACTCGGGGGCCAGTGCCAGCATCTTGGCTTTGACGCCGTTGGGTAGGAGTGCGGTGCGGTGAGAATTGGCCAGGCCGCCGTGCTTGTTATTCAAGCTGGACTTTAACTCATCCGCCTGCTTGTCTGTCAATTTGCAGTCGGCGTCACGCTCAAGGATGGTGCCGAGCGTGGCGTTGTGGCCGAAGAAGAGGCCGGTGAACTTCTCCGTTGCCGCGCTAATGCCGATGCTTTCCTTGGCCTTGTCGATCAGGCCATAGCACTGAGGCGCGCGAAGGTGCAACATCCGCCAGCCGGGCAGGTAGCGCGACTGCGTTTCACCCGGGACTTTGATCTCGTAGGCGTCTTCCGTTTTTAGGGGCGTGACATAGCTCGGATGGATCGGCCACAGCGCCAGCGGCCGCGGCTCTTCGGACCATTCAATTTCTGCGTAGCCATGCCCCCAGCCGAAGCAGTTGGCTTGCATGGTCTCGATCACCGTCATGGCCGACATGCGCTTGTTGGCCCGCCGGCGGAGTATCTTCGCCACGGGATGCGCCCGATCTCGCTTCCGCGCGTCCTCCCCGGCAAACTGGTAAACGGCTGCAGGCAGGGACGCGATCGTTTCGGAAAGGAACGTCACCCCGGAGTAGAAGGCGCTGTTGGCATATGCCGAGGCCTCGGTGATCGGCACGCCGGCCGACGACTTCGCGCCATCGCTCTCGAAGAGCTTGAGGATCTCGTCGTTCGTCACGCCGGCAGCGCGCAACGCAAAGGCCCCCGCCCATTTCAACAGCTTCTTGATCATAGCCGCACTGTCGCAAAACCGCGGGGACCTTCGGAAGCGGCTACAGAAACAGAACTTTCGTACTGTTCTCGCTGGGCGCCGGGTTGGAAATGCAGCCGCCAATGGCCATGATCTTCGCTGCGATCCCGTCGATCTTGTCGGGCGCTTTGTTCTTCGCCGGCATACGGTTGCCCTGTGCGTCCGTCCGTACTGCCATGTTCTTGAACATCCATTCCATGACCGGGTTGCCGTCGTGACGGATCTTCTTGCTGAGGATTGCTTTCTCGGCCTCCTTCATCGGGCCGTTGTAATTGGTGATGGTCTGCCGAAACTCCTGAACTTGCAGGCCGGCGGCGACCATGTTGAGCAACAGTTGCACCGCGTTGTAGGGGTCTGCGTTGATGCCGAGGATCTGGTACTTCTGACTGAGCTCGACGACGTCGGCCAGCACGATCTGGTGGTCGATGATTGCGCCGGGGACTTTGCGAATCAGGCCGGCCTCGAACCACGCATCCAGCCGCTGACGGTTGCGTCGCTCACGCTCCCGGAATGCGTCCTCGGGCGCCCAAAAGAACGACAGCAAGGAAAACGACTGGTCCTCCGGCCAGGGAAAGGCCAGCACGAACGCAGACAGGTCGGTGGTCCAGCTCATGTCGAGACCGCCCCAGCACGGCCGGCCTTCGAGCACGCCGAACGGCTCGAGCGGCTGTCGGCAGGCGATCCACGCCGTGATGGGCAACCAGCTCGTTTCCTCGTGCAGCCACAGGTTGAGGCGGAGCCGTTTGAAGTTGGCTTCCTCGGCCAGGTTGCCCAGGGCGGCCGTGAAGTCGTCGCGGAAGGCCTGCAGGCTGAGCGTGTCGCCCAGGCCCGGATTCGCTTTGTGCCAGGTGGCCGGATCCTTCCAGTCGTCCTCCGGATCCGCGGCATAGATCTTGGCGAAGTAACTGGTGTCGATTCGCTCGCCGTCCACGATCTGCTTGGCGTAGATGTGTTGTTGCCAGCCGATGCTGTGTTCGTCCGGGTTGCCGGCGGTGGTGATGATGAAGGTGAGCGGCTGGTCGCGAGCCGCGCCGCCGAACTTCAGCACGTCGAACAGCGCGCGCGACTTGTGCCGGTGGAGCTCGTCGATCACGGCGCAGTGAATGTTCAGACCGTCTTCGCTCTCGGCGTCGGCCGAAAGCGATTGATACCAGGCACATTCATCGTCGTACTCGATCCGCTTCTTGTGGGGCACCGCGCGCAGCAGCTCGGCCAGCGCGGGCGACTTGCGGATCATCGAATGGATTTCCTGGAAGATGATGCCGGCCTGCTTGCGGTTTACGGCGCCGGAATACACTTCGGCGCCGGACTCGCCGTCGGCCACCAGCATGTAGAGCAGGATCGCCGCGGCCAAGGTGCTCTTGCCGTTCTTTTTGGGAACCTCGACGTACGCCCGGCGGTACCGGCGCGTGCCATCGGCGCGGCGCCAGCCGAACAGCGGCGCGATAATCTGCTCCCACTGCCAGCGGCAGAGCTCGAACGGCTTGCGCGACCACTTGCCCTTGCTGTGCCGGAGGAATCGCTCGATGAACCTACGAACCTTCTGGGCGGCGGCCATGTCGAAATAGCAGCCTTCGTCCACGGCACGCTGGTCCGCGGCGGACAGCGGCAACAGAAAATCGGGAATGCATGGGGTCACATCAAGCGAGTATCGCGAATGGTGATCGACCTGATAAAGTGAACAACATGGACAAAACCCTCGAAGTCGTCCAGCGTGTGGTGGATTGCATCCAATACCCGGGCTACACGTTCCGCGTGGGCACGGTCGGCGCATTGCCGTGCATCTGGCTCACCTATAACGAGCCGGACACACTGACCGGAGTGGTCGAGCCGCAGCAAAGCCGGATGTGGGTCTTTCCGCCGGAACAGACCGAGGGGCAGATCGTGCAGACGTGTTTCAAGGCGCTGCTCACAAGCCTCGAGCATCGGGCCCGGGAGCACTTCCAGTACAAGGGGGCGCCGGTGCTGATGCCCCACCTCGACATGAGCGACCTGGTCGAGCTCGCCAAGCGACATTGTCACGCGGCATCGGGTCCATCGTCCTCAGTTTGACCGTCATCTTCTTCCGCGTCGCCGGCGAGGAACGCTTTTAGTTCGTTCCTGTCCGTCTTGGGCGACTTCATTCGGCAACGGCTGGAAGGCGTGAAACCAAACTCCGAGCACATGGCACGCAGCTCCCGGGCCAGGGTCTGCATCAGACGTACGGCCGGGTTGACCTTCAGCAGGCCCGTGTCCGTTTTGTAGACAGTGCCATGTTCGGTAACTGCCTGCTCGGCCTCGTCGAATCTCGCGACCAGGGCGCAGTAGATCTCGAAGGCCTTGGAGTCGACCGTCGTGAGCAGCTTGAGCTCAGCCATTGCCGGCGCCAGCCGGGCCCATTCGTCCTTCGCCGCCTGGCTGAGATGTTCGGGGCATGACGGCACGCCGGCCGGCATCGGCCGGTCGATGAGGTCCTCGCCCTTGACGGCCTTCAGGTAATCGGGGGTTGGTTTCCGGCCGCGCATGCGACTGTGTCCCTTTTACAGGAGAGTTCCGCATCGCCCGCATTGATCTCGCAATTCCATGCCGGGATGCTTGTGATCCTTACCTGTCTTGCGCGTCTCGCGTTTGTGGTATCCAAACAAACACAGAACTCTTTGCCACCACGGCATTTCCTCTGGGAAGTACGGCATGGTGCTGTTGCTCCAATTGATGTCATCGCCGTTCATTGCGCCGCTCCGTACCCCAAAAAAATTCCCAATTTCCGTGAAAAACACGCGCAGGGGCGGTGGGTCTACGCCGAAACACCCGCACAGAATTCGACTCCCCCCTCCCCTGCGTGCTGGCCGACCTGCGACTCAGGGAGCGACCCTGTGCGTCCCGCGTCAAGGAGCGACCTCTCATCGGGTACAAGTCGCCGGTCGAGCGCTCGCTGCATCGCCGCCGCTAGTGCGGGGCGGTGATCTATCTGCATGATCAGGGGTTTGCGTTTCACGATTGCGCCTCAAAAAGGTTTGTCGATCACTTTCCGCGGAAAATGATCAACAACTCGGTTTGCTTATTAAGAACCAGCTTGATAGCAATCAACGAAATCTGCCACTTTCTCTTGCGCTTCCGACAGCAACAAAACAGCATCGGTCAGTAGCGGATCGGCGCCAACAGCTTCGACGGCCAAGATTGCGTTGTGAATGGCTGCTTCCGCGGGCGTGTGCCGCAGAGTGTCGACACGACGGGGGATTTGTGGGGGCACAACTTGACACAGCCTTGTGTTGCAGCTGAACGTCGGAAGGTACTCCCTTTGCGCCCCAACCACCTCGAAGCCGGCGTTGCAAAAGTCTTCGCCGCCGTAAACGTCGGTCACTCTGCACTCGATCGTAACCTTGTCGCCGGCGGCAACCACTGATCCATTCTTGTCGTGCGGCACGAATTACCTCCCATGCGTTTTGCGATTGTGACACGGCCGACAGGCCGACTTCAAGTTGCCCCAGCTCACGTTGGCCGTGTTCGAGTCGACGTGGTCGACGTCGCACGCCAGGGCCGGCCCCTCGATGCCGGCTTTGCCTTCGCGCTCGATGCGTTCCTGGCAGTACTCGCACCACGGGTTCGCTGCGAGCTTCTCGGCCCGGATCTTCCGCCACTGCCGGCCGTAGCCGCGTTGATTGGCGTTCGGCCTGGTCGGGCCTCCGAAGCTGGGTGGCTTGTATGTTGGAAACCGCATCGCTCCAACTCCAATTAACCGCTACGAGTGCCGCCGTGAGATGGGCCTGGCTGTGCGCCATATTGCCGGTGCAGGCGTCTGTACCTCACGCCACCGGCGCGAGATCGAAGCGGCTGACGCCGGTGGCCTTGTAGACCTTGTTCTTGTCCGCGAAGTTATCGACGATCGCGTAGCTCTTGCCGACGTCGACCTCGACGGCTTCGCCGACCTCCAGTTCCTGCAGGAGGTCCTGGAGCAGGCCGTCTGCTTCGCGGTAGCACTTTTTCGCCGTGTCGAGCAGCTCGACGTAACGGCGGACTTTCTTGCGTGTCTGATTTTTGCTTGTTGCACTCATGACGAGCAGCTTGCAGGAATGAACGTGAGGCGTGCAAGCGGTGCGGAGGATATTTCTAGGACTGCTTAACCGTGCATAGGTTGACAGACGTGTAACCCGCAGGCTACAATTTTGGCATGCGACGAGATCCGAAAAACCAGATGGCTCCGAAAGCCCGCAAGGCAACGCCTGGCGCTAAGACGTTCGGTCAGTTGCTGAAAGAGCATCGGGAGCGAAAGGAACTGACGGGTCGCGAGCTGGCCGACCAGGCCGGCATACTGTTCCCCTCCCTGTACAAACTCGAACGCGATGCCACCAAGCCGACCTGGGAAACGGTCCAAAAGCTGGCCATCGCGCTCGGCATATCGACGGAAGAGCTTCGTAGCCTGTAGGATACAATCTGCGCACCAAGTCGCTCAAAATAATTCCGCTTTTGCACTTGCGGTTTGTAGCCTACAGGCTACAATACAAGAGTAAGGTTGAACGTGATCTTTGACAACTCGGTAAGGCAGTCAGCAGACAAGATCGAGGCCATAAGCTGACGGTGGACAGGCAAACGAAACCTGTCGCGACTAGGTGAGGCCAAGAGCGGAGACAACCGCGAAGTGGCGAGCTGGTGAGAGGCTGCTGGACAGTTTAGCCAGGTTCGACAAATGGTCGGCTAAGTATTAAGAGCCGACTTCTACTAGCTGGTTGGTATGCAACGGGCAATACAAACGGGTCGCGAACACAGTTGCATTTCAACTGAGTCGGGGTAACGCCAGTTGTGAGACCTGCGAAGCCAACAGCAAGAGGGTGATGAGCTGACTTCAAAATCATCCAGTTGCCAAGACGCCTGCTGAGCAGGTGAGCTGGCAACGAATCGGTCGGGGAGTGGGACTACTGGCCACCAATTGGCCCCCGACTGGTAACGGCAGCAAACCGCTGCCGGCTGACAAGAGTCCTACGGAGGGTTAACCCATGTTAACCGTCGTGATTGTGGTAGTGGCGGCCGTGATCTGTGTCGCGTGCTTCTTGATCGGGCGAACGCTCGAAAGCATGGCGGCTGATCTGCGAGAGGTGAACGGCGCGAGCCGGAAGCCATTCGTGAACCCGCTCATGTGCGACCTGGCCTATGCGGTCTTGGTTGTTGCGGGAGTAGTGTTCTGGCTGATTCGCTAACCACAACGGGCTGGCCTTCGCGGCTGGCCCCCTCGGGTGATACGACAGACGCCACCAAATGGCATCACCTGGTAACGCGGCACATCGCCGCGGCTGAGAGCTGTCAAAAGGAGGAATCGAACATGGCAAAGTTCTTCACCGTCCTCAGCCGCAGTTTGCTGATGGGATCCATTGCGGCGGTATGCCAGTGGCCCCTCTGGCTAGGAATCGGGGCCTGCATCGGGGTCGCATTCTACGCGATCCAGGAAGACAACTAAGCTTTCGGCTGCCCATCGCCCGGCAGCTAGCCCGCCACGTCAACAGCTTGAGCGTAGCGGCGGGTTCACGTCCGGCACGGGGCCGGACGGCAGTGTTGACAGAAAGGGAGATCATGAACATCAACCCATTCAATCTGCTCGCCAACGCCGTCGAGGCGGCCTGGTGGAAGGGCACCAACAACTTCCTGCGCAAGCTGAACTCGCAGATCCAGGAGGCTGGCCTGGGGGACGGCGCCGCACAGGTCGAGCTGCTCGAGGTCCGCGTGCCCGAGCTGGCCGACCAGGCCGCCGCGGCCGTGGAGTCGCCGCGGAAAGGCAGGCGGTCATGATCTGCAAATCCTGCAACCACCTGCCAAGTTGCCGGTTCGGCAACCACTTTGCCAGTTGGAAATGTCGTTGCAAATGCCACGATGCTGCGGACGCCGCGCCGGATCTGCTGGAAGCGTGCAAAGCTGTTTTGTCGTCGCCGAAATACGGCAATGAGCCTTCCGACGAAGCAATCGAAATGGTCGAAGATGCGATCGCCAAAGCGGAAGGCGGTGGCCGCTGAGCGACAAGCTGCAGATCAATCCGGACCTGAAACGCGAGTGCCGCCGCAAGATGGAGGCCCTGTTGCGTCAGCACAAACGGCCAAAGCACGGATGGTCCGGCCGCAAGAAACGCGAGCGATGGGAAGCGTTCTACGACGTCGCCTTCGTCACCTTGCTTGCCAGCGATCGGCACGGGCCGGCGATGCAGGCCCACCTCGACCTGGAGGCCGAGCTCGCCAAGATGGTCGACGACTTCATCGAGGAAATGGATCTGGACGCCTAAATGTCCTATGATGAGGCCGAGAACATTTTTTAGCCGGGGCGGGGCAATCATGGAAGGGAAACCATTGCCTGCGGGGCCGTCATGCCAGCAAGATGCAAAGCGTGACGGCCGTCGGCTTCACGCAGGGCGGCAAACATTCCAGCCGCCACCACCGTGGTGAGGACTGCTACGAACGAGGCAGGCTGTTGGCTCTCGCGGAGACGGGCACATTTTTTATTCGCGGGCGGCCAAAGGTCTTACGCGGAATTTGTGCCAACTCAGGACAGCCAAGATGCTCGGCCATCACGTTGGCCACGAATTCATTCATGGGCATCTGAGCTTTGTCGGCAGCTTCACCAATGCGATCCTTGAGATCAGGGTGTATTGGAAGAGTCAAAATTGCGGTGGGTCGCACTTTTCGTTTCCGCTCGGCCATCTTGACGCCCCCAATCATTGTAGCCCTTTCGCGGACGTCCAAAGGTGACGCAGCTAAAGACATAGAGCTATTTCTTAACTGCCGGAGCAAACCGCACTCGCTGTTCAAGCTGCCCTTCCTTGTTCATCGGGTTATCAGCGTCAATGTACAAGTAGAGATGCACAGCGGTCCGAGTGTCGTAGTTATAGATCATCTGAACGTCCCGGCTCTTCTTCACGCCACTTAAGAAGGTGGTAGCGTCAACCTCCTTCAGGTCAACGTGGAATTGTGTGTTAGCTAAGTTGGCTTCGACTTTCTTGCCGTTCGCACGCAACACGACAATTCCCGTGTCTGTCAGTTCGCTGATGGTTCCGTTTGCCCTCCACCAATTGGGCATGGTCGCCTTGGCTTGATGCTGTTGGATCGCTCGCGCATCGGCAGCGCTAAGGTTCGACGGCAGTGAGGGTAGCGGCGATTTCGCTGGCCCCTCTTGGCTAACGCCGGGGTTGGCCGCAACAAACACAGACACTTTGACAACCTCGGCAGTGTCGGTGCGATATGTGACGCGCACCGCATGGCCCTTCTTAAGGTCCTCGCGTTTTACGCGGCCCGAATCGATTTCGACAGTTACAGCATCGGTCAATTTGAGGATGACTTGTTGGCCGTTGCGACGAGTGACACGGAGAAGATCATCCTTGAGTCCAGTAACTTGGCCTTCGACAACCCAATTTCTGGCTTGCTGTGCGTCGGTTGCGACCAGTGACAGTGCAATGATCATTAGCGAGGCGAGGGCAATACTTCGCATGCGGATGGTCTCCAACTAACGGTGAAACGTGAGCTAACCGGCAACGCTTTGTGGACGGCGACCAAGCCGATGTCGCGGAATCTTGGCGAGCTCAATATTTCCGAGCTTTTCCGCGCACACCAAGGCCACCCATTCGTTCGTTGTCATTCCGTCGTTGAATGCCTTCAGGTCGATGGCATCCTTCAGCTTCGGGCTGATCGGCACGTATAGCGGGACAGTCAGTCGTGCTTTTTTCACTGGTTTCTTCGCCTCTTTTTTCATTGCGATCTCCAGCATTTTACGGCCAAATTAACGAAAATGCAAGTTCCTATAAATTTGCATTGACAAGATAACGTGCACGACATACCATTGTCCGAGCCAGCAGCTCTTTGAAAACTCGGTTAGTGTGCCAAAACTGAGTTCCACCCCGCAAGGGTGGAACTCAACCGAAGCTTTTGCCTGGATCAGACCGATCCGAAATTGGGCGGCACAGGATTCGAACCTGTGACTTCCACCGTGTGAGGATGGAAGCCCGAACGCCAAGGTTGTGAGAACACAGGCAGGGCGGGTGCAAATGTGCATGGATTGCTGACCTGATTGATACCCCCAAAACGAGAAGGTCTGCCTCGATGCGTATCGACAACGCGCCTGCCTGTTTAGAATGCCTCCCCGTGCTGCTCGGTGCGGCGGGCGACGCCCGACAGCATGCGGGAGGCTTTTTATTACGGTAGATCAGCGAACAGGGGAAGCTCTTGATCTGGCAAGTTGTCGAATAGCGGAAGATCGTTGTTGATTTTCTTTCGAACGGGACGCGGTGGTTTTGGGGCCGACCGATCCTCGATGCCGTCGCGGATCGCCTCGATCTCGCCGTCCAGGTGTGCGTAGTACTTCTCGGTGATGGCCACGGACGAATGCCCCATCGCTAACGACACGAGCTTGATGTTCGCGCCGCGCGGCTTGCAGTGCTTGGTGCCGAACGCGTGGCGGATACCGTGAATCATCGCCTCTTTCGTGACGCCCGTCCGATCCCGCAGCCGCGACCATTTCGTGTCCAGGGTCGACTTTGTCCATCGGCGGCCCTTTCGGTTTGTGAATACCGCTCCGGTCAGATCGGTGGCTCTTTGCCGCATCCATTTGAGCAGTTTCATCGCGGGCACCGTCAGCACGAGCGTGCGAGGTTTCTTGGTCTTCTTGCGGCTCTTGTGCTTCTGAATCACCGCGATACCCAAGCTGAAATCGATCATGGACCAATCGAGAGCAGAGGCCTCGCCGGCCCTGCAGCCGACCAGCCTCAGAAACAGCAAGAACAGACGGAAGCGACGGTCGCTCAGCTTGTAGATCTTCCAAAAATCTTGGTCTGAGACTGGCTGGCGGGGTTCTTCTTCCGCATAGGTTACCGCTGCAAAGGGATTCTCGTCAGTCAGCTTTCCTCGCGCGGCCCAGTTGAACGCGGCCTTGATCCAGTTGGCGCGTGAGCGGCGAGTCGATGAACTCTTCCAATCCGTATGCCCATCGATCCACTGTTCGAGATCGTAGCCACAGCAATCGGCAACACGCCAATCACCGAAGACGGAGACGAAGTCGTCAAAGATCTTTCGACGCTCGGCCGCGGCACGCGGCACGAATCGATTGTTGGCCTGAGCGTGCAGCCAGAATCCTTCCACTACTTCGCGCACGGTTCGGCTGGCTCGTGGCGGTCGGCTTGGCGCGGCGGTCGAAGTCTCAAGGGTTGCAGGGTTGAATACCCGCAGTGATGCAGTCATTGGTGCTTTTCTCCCGGCGGTTGAGTCCCAGTGAAACTCAGTGGGGAAAGCTGGTGCTCGGAACGCCAAGGAGCAAAGGAGGAAAGCACCCTATCAGGAACGCCTCGTAGAAGGCGAGGCGTTCCTTACTTTACCCCCGAGCGACGGGGAATCAAGAGCGTTTTTGTGGACGAGCCCGATATTGGGCACCGTTGTTAGGTGGTTCCAGTTAGCAAGGCTACCACGTGGAAAACCTAGCTCAAACTGCTGTTCAATGCGAAAGGAGTCCCTCATGTTGGTGCTGTCCCGAAAAATCGATGAATCCATTTTGATCGGTGAGGACGTTGAAGTCACCATCCTCCGAATCGTTGGCAACAAGGTCCGCCTCGGCATTAAGGCGCCCCATGATGTTTCGATACTGCGGACGGAGCTGCTTCAGTCGGAAGAGACAAGCCAGCCCACTCCTGTCTCACAGTGAGGAGATCCCATGTCTGTCACGGAAAAGCAACTCCAAGTGCGGTGGTTGATTCGGCGCGACATGGACGAGGTTCTGTGTATCGAGCAGGCCAGCTTTAATCGTCCCTGGACCGAAGAAGATTTTCTCCGTTGTTTGCGACAGCGAAACATCATCGCCATGGTGGCCGAGCATCACGAGTCTATCGTCGGCTACATGCTTTACTTGCTGTGCCGGCACCATATTGAGCTCTTCAATTTCGCTGTGCACCCGGCGTGGCGCCGCCGCCATATTGGCTCACAGATGGCGTCCCGATTGGTAGGGAGATTGTCATCGCATGGACGCAGCGCCATCACGCTGACGCTCCACGAGGCGAACCTGGCGGCGCAGCTTTTTTTTCGCAAACAAGGATTCCTCGCCGTGGACGTGCTCCGTGCACACTACGACGGCGACAGAGATGGTTTTGTCATGCGTTACGACGTTCCAGGTTCAAAGTGAGGCTTTCTCATGTTTCAGACCGAACTGGCGATGCTTGCGGACGCCATCGACATCTTTGACCAGTACAGAAACGCCGGCTACAGCTCGGCGCAGGCGAAGAAGGTCACGCTGCTCCTGTTTCAGGAAACCGAAGCAGTTGATCCCGATTCAAGGTTCGCCGTGGCGTTTAGTGACGGCGACGAGCTCACACCGGAAGAGGCGCGAGCGATGATTGAGGAATGCAGGAGATAGCGATGAATCGCCTGGCCCTGATCGTCGACGCGACCAATTGGGTGACCACTTGTTTCATGGCGATCCCGGCCAACGCCGACCCAAGGTCGGTGGCAACGGGCCTCGCCGCGGCAGTTAAACGGTTTGTGCTAAAGCACTCGCCAGAGCAAGTGTCGCTCGTTTTCGACGGACCTGGGCGGTCATTCCGACACGACTTGATGCCGGCGTACAAAGCCGGCCGACCGCCCAAGCCGGACGCTCTGACGAAGGCCCTGGACGAAAGCGCTCGACTTTCGAGGGAGCTCGGCCAGGTTTACAGGATTCCCAACTGGGAAGCCGACGACGTGATCGCAACACTCACAAAGCGACTGGTTGATGACGGGTTCAAAGTCGTCGTGTCGTCGCGTGATAAGGACATGCTGCAGCTCCTGGCCGCTGGCCGTGTAACGGTGCTGCACCGCTTCCCGGATGAGTTTGTTTGTGCCGGCACATTCACCGAGCAACACGGCCTGCGCCCCGATCAATGGGCGGACTACTTGGCGATCGCCGGCGACAACACGGACAAGTGGCCGGGCGCCAAGGGCGTGGGCAAGGAGACTGCCAGGAAGTTGCTCGCGGCGTTCGGGGACATCGAGGGGATTATGGACGCGATCGTGGACTGGCCGCACAGCCTGACCCTGTCGCGGCACAAGATCCGCCTCAACATGACGCAGGCCTACAGTCTGCGTCATTTCGACGTGGCCGCGGCCAGAGCCATCACCCGACTGAGAAGCGATGTTCCTTTGGAAGAGTTTTTCTAACAGGAGGAGTCTTATGAAGCCGCGTACGTTCGAAGAGTTGGTTGCCTATCTGACAAGGTATCCAAATCTAAAGCGTCATCACCCTCTGAAGGGGATCACGCCCATCAAGTTTGTCGGCAACCGCCGCCAATGCGGCGGACATCTTTTTTTTGACGACGGCACACATACGCCCGCCGGAGAACCATGCGGCCCGGGCGGCTTCGCTCCCCACCTCGAATTGCACGATTACGGATTCTCGATCGATCTCTTCGGCATGACGGTCCTTTATTGCTACATGCCGTCCCCAACGCCGGCGCCCGGCAGCTCGGCCGCGGAGACCCGCGTGCTGCTGTGCTGCCACCTGGTCGAGCACGGCTGGCCAGCCAGGCCGGCGAATCTGACGGACGCGGAGGCGGAATGCCGCTGCATCGCCAAGACCACCGGCCTGGCCGAGGCCGAGGTGGTGGCGATCCGTGAAAACATTCGAAGCCGTGCAGTCGCACGCAATCCGTCGTTGAGTGCGTGCGTGGGACATGCCGGAGCTGCCGTCTGAGCGGAGGTCGTTGTGGCGAAGTTCCGGCGGCGATTCTGGACGCGTATCAGGTGCAAGTGCTGCACGCGTTGGTGCATGTACAACACAACGCGAAGGACGCCGCTGGGACGCAGCTACTTCCCGTGGAACTCATTCTGTGTTTCTTGTTCGCGGGCTTTATTCTCGGTTCAAAGGATCCATTTTGTGGATCCTCAGCGCAAGTATGGGGAGGGGTAGCTCATGTGTGCGGCGGCGGATCCATTGTTCCGTAATAGTGCAAGGGGATCATGTATGCGTGACAGCCTGGTTGATGACCTTGTGGACCTATCCACTTTCACTGAAGATCGCGGCTTCACGACGATCGGCGAACCGAAATGTCCGGCCTGTGAAATCATGCTCGGCAAGCAGTCGCTAAGCGACTCCGGCGCTGGCCTGTGCCCGCACTGCAATACGCGTTTCTGGTGGCGAGCATCCAACTGGCGAGGCTCGCCTTTGTTCTCGACTTTTGTGCGAGTCGAACCAGCATCCTGATCAATCCCGGAGCTGAGCGCGGCGTGCTCGGCCAGGTTCATACCCTGGCAATTCGCAGGTTCGAATCCTGCCTCCGGAACTTGGCCCTCGTGCACGAGGGATGATTTTCTACCGCGGCTTTGAAAGCTGGCTCAGGCCGGCCTCGTACAGGGTCCGTTTACATTTTTTTGCGGACTCCCTCCCCCTACAACCCCCACCCTGGGTTTGGGTTTTAGTTTGGGTTTAGGTAATTACTTAAACCAACACTAAAACCCAAACTAAGGGGGTTGTCAGGGGGGGGGCGACCGGTGGAGCGGCGGCATGGATGAACGACTGCTGGAGGCCCTCCGTGTACGGATCGGCCAGAGTTATGACACATGGTTCCGACCTGGTCAGGCACATTTGCGGATCGTCGACGACAGCTTGATCGTGGATGTGCCCAACGTGTTCTTTCGCGATTGGCTGGCGAGGTCGTTCGCGGGCGACTTGTTCGCTGTGGCCCGGGCGGTGCTGGGGGCCCGGGCGAAGGTGGCTTTCAATGTCGATCCCAGCGTGTTCGCTGCAGCCCCTGTAGTCGCCCCGGCTTCTGCACCTGTGCCGGAGGCGTTGCGGATCGCCGAGCCGGAAGTTGCTCAGGCACCTCATCAGGCACCTTCGGCAATCGAGGCGGACGATCTGCGCAATCCGCAGTTACGCATGCCGGCCGACTGGTGGCAGCTCGATCCGCGTGGCCGCGATGTCGAATCGTGCTGGCTGACGCCTGGTGTTGGCATCGCCTGCCGGTTCGTCAGCGACATGATCGGGGCCTGGCATCACTGGGTGCAACAGAACGGCAAGCAGCGGCCGGTGCCATGCTTTGGCCCGCCGCACTGCAAGCTGTGTGTCGAGCACAATCAGCAGCGGGCGCTGTGTGGCCGAGCTCAGGGCATTGTGCGCTTCCGGGATCGGCGCAAAGGCATTTACGACGAAATCAACAGCATGCGGATCCTGCGGCTAGCAAATGCGCCCGTGCGGCAGCTCTTCAAGGCGATCCATGGCGAACAGGCTGAGCCTGGATGGGAGGATTTGATCATTCCGACGCGTGGCGTCCTGTGTTCGCTGTACCTCAACCATCGGGGGAGCGGCGGCAACGCCAGGGTAATTCAAACGAGTTGCCCTTACGAGTTGCCAGCTGCCGTAGACGTGTACGCCACGCTGGAGCGCGAGTTTGGCATTCCGGCTTGGCCCAACCGTCCCAAACAAAATGCCCAGGCCAAACCGGGCAGGATCCATGCCACAAGCCGCGAGCGCCGGCCGCAGGAAAAGAGAAAGCTGGGGTGAACCATGAAGCCGCTGAAATTCCAGAGCACCTATTCAAGCCTGCCTCGACTGCGCAGCGACCGTGAGCTCATCTCCGATACCTGCTGGCTCGAGGTTACAGCCTTTGGCAGCGTTCGCGTGCCTGGCTGGATCGAGAGCTGCGAAACGATCGTGCCGTTTCAGTTCAAGCGGCACGTGGTTACAGCCGCCGGCGGCTGCGGTGTAACGCTGCCCGTGGTCATCTTGCCGGCGGAACGCGATAACCCGCGATTTCAAGAAGTAGCCGGCGCCCTGGCGTCGCTGTTGCGCCGCTGGGGCTACCGAAGCATCACCATCGATTCGAAAGGAGCCTGTCGTGCAGAAGCTTCCAAACGTGGAGCCTGATCTTGACCAGCTTGAAGGCCTTGTGCAGAAGATCCACTTCGAGATCTTCAAGGAGCCCGCGTCGATCGACCACGTCGACCACAAGGACGGCGCCATCGCTGTCGTCAATGGTTGGCTGCGACTCCGGCGTGTCGAAGGTCCGTTTCCGTGGCGGCTGAGTGTTTGCTTGCCGTCGAACCATCACTACCGTGCCGTCGAAGGCATCGCAAAGCTGCATGGCAGCAGCTTTGCCTACGCTCGGTCCGACGACGCGATTGCTTCGGTCGCGTTCTACATCATGCATGCTCGGGTGCAGATCGCGCTTGACCGTGAGAAGCCGAAGAAGGCCATGGCGGCACTGTTCGAGTTCTTTGGCAAGCTCGGGAAGTCGGTGCTTGTTTGTTTGCCCAAACAGGCGGCAGTGGTCGCCGTGGATCCCAAGGAGCAAGAATCACCCGACTGGCGAAAGGCGTTCGAACCGTCATTGAATTGAAGGCGGGCTGGGGATTTTTGTCGACGACTACGGAGAAGCAGATGTTACATAAAGCGAAGCGGGTCCAGGAGCGCTCCCAGGCGAAGGTCGCCGCCCTCGACAGCGTGAAGCGTATCGAGGCGCTGTGCGATGCCATCAAAGCGAACCTCAAGGCGGACATGCTGAAACCGGCCATCGATTGTGCGCAGAACATCGGCGACGAAACGCACAAGATTTATAACCTGCTTTTTCGGTTCGCCTACAAGCTGGAACCGGAGGACACCGCGGTGGCACATGTCAAAAAGTAAGCTGGTCGCGAAGGACGATTGCCCGCTGTTTGCCGACCTTGAGCCGGCGCCTTCCCCGGCTCCCAAAGGTGGTGCTGCGGCATGCGTCGCCTGTGAAGGCACTGGACGCAACAGCAAAGGTGGCGAGTGCTACCCGTGCCGAGGCCGGGGATTCCCTGACGTTGCAAATGGAGGTAGTGATGCAGGCTGAGTATATTCGCGAGCGCGTGAAGTGCTGCGCGTGCGGCGGTTCTTTGACGACTTCCCCGCACGTGAACCTAGTGACACTCCGAAGGCGCGCAACGTGGGAATTTCCGACCTCGGGCAACGTATTGACGGGTGAGGAAAACGTTGCCGTCGCCATCGTCTGTGACGAGTGTTTTGAGCACCCCGTGCGGCACGCCGTCGAGTTCGCCGGCAACGAGGTGATTTATCACCCACTCGACACTCTCGAGGACCTCGGGCCCGCAGCGACGCACGTGCTGCTTGAGGAAACCTACCGGCCGCGGGATCGAATGTCTCGTCTGCGGCAAGAGAAGCTTCAATCCGAACGATGTCCGCAATCTGTATTGCGGTTTCTGTCATAAGTTCCACCCCATCACCAGGTGACGCCATGGATCCAATTCATCAATCGATTCCTTTGACCCACGTCGTACCGTCGCCGTGGAATCCGCGCAAAACGTTCGAAGAAGACAAGCTCCTCGAGCTGGCCGCCAGTATCTGCTCCAAAGGAGTACTGCAGCCCATTCTTGTGCGGCCATTCAAGGTGAACATGGATCTCTGCCTTGCTGAGATCGAAGGCCTCAGCTCTGGGGCTCGGCAGGTTCTGGTGCGTCACGGGATGGCTACTCTCAGAGATGCATTCTACCGTGTCAATCTGGCAGCTCCCACGGCGCCTGGAAGTTTGGCCGAACGGGCTATCGGTGTTTTTCGAGCAGTGCCCGGCATCAAGGAGGTTGACGTTCGGGCGATCGCCACCGCGCTTGGCGGCGGGGCCGGGGCTGGCGCTGGCAGTCGATACGAGCTCGTTGCCGGCGAACGCCGGTTGCGGGCGGCCAAGCTGGCCGGCCTGGTCGAGATCCCCGCCGTCATCCGGGGGCTGAGCGACGTCGAGGTCCTCGAGATCCAGGTGATCGAGAACGAACAGCGCGAAGGCGTTTCACCGATCGAGAAGGCGGAAGGCTACGCGCGGCTTGTCGAGCGTGGTGTGACCGTCGAGGACCTGGCGACACGCGTGGGCAAATCCGCCTCGACCATTCGCGACCTGCTCAGGTTGCCGCGGCTGCCGGAAAAGGCCAAGACTGCCCTCCAGGAGGGCGATATCCCTGCGAGCACGGCCGGTCTGATCGCCCGTGTGCCGACCGAGCTCGGGCGTGAACGGCTAACGGCCATGGTGCTCACCGGCGTCGCCCGTTGCACGCCGAAAGACTTCAGCAATCCCAAGCGGAAGCTTGCAGACTTCGAAAAGAGGTGGGGCGAAAAGTCGCCGCTCAGTTACCGCGAGACCAAAGAGCTGATCGAGTTGTGCTGCCAGGTCGAGCTCAAGTCGGCGCCGTTCAATCGCAACCGCATCGACCTGGTCCCTGGAGTGGGCAGTTGCGAAACCTGCCCCAAGCGGATTGGCAATCTGCAGCGTGAGGATCCCGAAGCGTACGCCGGCGTACGTGCAGACGTCTGCACCGATCCCGGGTGCTTTCGCGACAAGGTCGATGCTCACCAGGCGAGCCTGCTCGAAGCCGCCCGGGCCAGCGGCAAGAAGATCCTGTCCGAGAAAGAGCGCAAGGCGGTGTTCAACAGCTACAACGACGACGTGCAATACAACGCGCCCTACGTCGACTTGGCCGTCAACTGCTTCGAGGCCCGCGGCAACAAGACGTGGGCCCAGATGGTCGGCAAGCAGCTTGCCGACCAGGTCGTGCTGGCGGTCGATTCCAGCGGCATCGTGCACGAGCTGGTTCCCAAGGCGGCCGCTCTCAAGATTGTGCGCGAAAAGACCGGCAGCAAAACGAGCGTCAATGGCGCAACGTCGAAAGAGGATGCCAGATCCAAGAAGGAAGAAGCGGAGCGGCGGCGGAAAGCCAAAATCGGGGGTGAGGCGGCCGCGCTCGCCAACGGCAAAGTTGCCAAGGCCATGCAGGACGCCGTCGGCGATGTTACCGGTTGGAACCCCGAAGCTTTGCGCTACCTGCGTGCCATCGCTGGCAGTCTCGCTGGCGACGTGTGGTCGGACGTGGCCGCGGCGGTTGGCAAACGCCGTGGCCTCGCGGCCGAGGGGAGAGCGGGAAGGGGTGAGGCCGTGAAGGAGTTAGCGGACCGGCTGCTGCACGCGTCGGAGCTGCTCGGCCTGATTGCCGAGCTGGTCGCGGCCCGCAAGACGCTGGACTGGAAGAGCCCCTACTACCAGCCCGGCGGAAGTAGATCGACTGGTGCTGAGCAGAGCCTGCTGCAAACGTTCGGCGTTCGTTACGCTGACATGGTCAAGGAGGTCGGCAAGGAAACCAAGGCGGACACGATCGGCAAGGCAGCGGCCAACGGCAAGCACGCCAAGCAACCCAAACGTGGAGCGGCATATACAGAGGATCCCGAGAGGATCCTGGAAGCAGCAAGCGATTGGTAGGAAGCATGCCAGAGCAAGACTTCAGGCCGCCGCACAGGTACCTCGTCAGGCGCGACGGCTCGCCTCGCTTTGTTTTCCGGTCTGCGGATCCGGACAGCGTTGTGCGTCCCTACCCGCGTGTTGCCGCCGTCTTTCAGTGTCCGGTATGCGGCAGCTGGCTTGAGCGACTGCCGGCGAGCGGTCACTGGGTCTGCGGCGTCGGCCTCGATCACACCAAGTCCATCTCCGATCAAGTACTCCTCGAGCTACTGCGGCAGCGGTTTGGGCTACAAGCGGCGATCGCCCGAGGCCTTGCTGTACCGGCAATGCCGCATTCAACAGGTCCTGTTTCGCAAAATGTCTGGGGGGGGGGTAAGGTCTATCTCGGCAGGTCTTCGGGACGGATCGGCGGCTCGAAGCGGTGGCCATGCAACGTTACCCATTCGATCTGGGCGGCGGCCAGGTCGCGAATAAGAGCGGCAATCTCGGAGCGCGACGCACGCTGCCGATACAGGTCCTCGATCAGCAATCGCGTCGCCAGGCGGTAGTCCTTCCATGTCGGCGGCCCGTGAAGCCCTATCTGGGTTCTTGCCCGCTCAAGATAGTGAGTCGCCAAACCGTCCTGCAAGCTGGGGTGGTCGGCAATCCATGGCGGCTCGCCGTGCGTGGCCGCCAGCATTGCGGCATTGTCGCAGTACCAATGGTCGATTATCTGCCTTGCGCGAACTCGAACTTCCATATCCGTGGATCGCTCCGCGAGCTGCAGGGTCACATGCGCTGCGGGTCCGAGCCGCACAAGGGCAGAATGAGCACGCTCGCGGACGGAGTACTCCGGTGCGCCGAGTTGGGCGACCAGCACCGCCACGATGAAATTCATGCGGCCTCCTCTTCTTGACGAATCTGCAGCACCAGGGCGGCGGCACGTTCGTCGGTGTGGGCGCAAGTGTTAAACACCTCACCTGGCGTGTACTTGCCGTGGCCCGAATCCCAATGCGCCACCCGGGCAACATTGTCCGGTAAGCGCGGCTGCCGAATCAGATCTTGCGGGTGCGTCAATGCCTCTCCCCGCTCCTCACGCCGCGACATGATTTGAGCGTAGCTCTCGGGAGAGAGCACCAGCGACGGCGCCATGGGTTCGGGCGGCCGCGCGTGCCCTTCGGCGAGCAGCTCCAACATAAGGGTGTGAGCCTCGAGAGGGAGCTTGTCGCCCGATTTTGGGTCGCGTTCCTTGATGCCGTACTGTTTGTGGAATGCTTTGAGCACACTGATCGGCAACGATCTAAGACGGTCAAGCAGTTCAGCGTGCGGCAAGGCAGCGATGTACGCTAGACTCTTCTTCATGGCGTCTCGCCTGATTGCAAGAATAGTGCAATGTCCTGACGGGAGTGTCGCAGAGATGCCGCGAGGTATTCAAGTGTTTCGCCAGGAATTTTCCTCCGGTGTTCCCCTTACACGTAATTGACTTGCCAGCCGGCTTTCGGGACAGTCACTGTGCCGTCTGGGTCAACCGTGACCAGGCCACGCGAGGGGGCCGGCGGCCCTGGCGGTGGCGAAGGCGGTGGCACTGGCCCGTTTTCGGGAACCGTGCGAATGAGCCAGAAGTCGGCGGCCAGGCTCGGCGTGGCAACGTACGCGTACGGCAGATAGCCGTAGCCTCTCTCCCCCCACTGCACGCCATACGAATTGCGGAACTTGAATTGGCCGCTGGCGTCATCGTAACCAACCAGCAGCACGGCATGCCCGCCGATCTTGCCGAGCAGCAGCTCGCGTTGCGTCGGCATGGAGACGATGCCGGTCCGCACGGTTTCGCGCGACTCGAACGACGGATAAACAGCGAAGCCGAATGGCACTGGATCCCGGGATACCAGCACAGCCTTCAGCTGGTCGAGATCCTGTTGCACCCGGGAGTAGTCGACGATACGGTTCGGCTCGGCCGCGGCGTAGGCCTGCACGGGCGGCTTGTCGCGAAATCGTTCGATGGTGTAGGGCCAGATCGATTCCGGGCAATAACCCCACTGTACTGCCGCCTTGATGGCGTTGCGCATGGAGGCGCCGCTGTCGGTCTGCACCGTCCCCTCGAGGTGGCGCGTGTTCCAGTAGCCGAACAGGCGCGATGGCGCCACCACGGTCACCAGCTTCTGCTGGAGCTCATTCCAGTGGATGGCACCGGCCACGGCCTGCCAAGTGCAACTACCCAGCGATCCCTGGTTGTACACCGGCGGCAAATCCTGCAGCTCGAAGCGCGACGGCAGTGCGCGCAGCTCCGCCGCGGCCGCTTGGTACTGGAAGTCGCGATCGTCCGGGACGTCGGGGATCCAGCCGTAGTGCTGTGCCATCGCATTCACCTGCATTTAATTGTGTGCCACCGAAATCCGGTGGCACACTTTTGCTTTTGGATTCAAGTACCGCGCTAGCGGTACTTGCGGATCAGGGCGACAACCTCGAGCACAATGCTGAGCATGCGTTCGACGTCGAAGCCGGCGGCATTCATCTGCAGGCTTTCGTCGTGCGAATACGAGAAGCGTTGTTCGCCACCCTGCCCCAGATGCCGCTCGACAAAGCGGAGGAAGTATTCGTAGAGCACTGCGTTGTTTTCGACGAAAGCGATAGCGCTGTCGTCGACCTTGTTCGTTGTTTCCGCGGCGACGACCTTCAAAAAAGCCAGGGCGCCGTTGGCAAGATTGCGAATGTTCATTGTTATCCTTTGGGTTTGGAAAACACGCTGGGAGGCAGCACACAGTCGTTTATCGGTGGAGGTTGAAACGGAAGAGCGGCAGGTTCAACGACAAGTTGGCGCCACCACGACTGCGTCGTAATGCTGCCCGCAAGCGCTCACGTTCCAGAGCCGCGGCGAGCGAATCGCTGTAACCGCCACGGAACCGATTGCCGTAATTCAGGGCATTCAGGCGAGCCAAATCGTAGGCGCCCAGGCCGTTGCCACCGTAACCAGCGCCGAGCGCCAGCGGAATGTTGTCGCAGGCCTCGGCGGGCGGCACGAACGCGAGCAGGGCGATCAGGACGAACAGAGCAAAGGAACCGAGCTTCATTGGATTTCTCCTTGGGTAAAAGGTTTCGGAATTCCGCATCACGTCACTTGGCCTGGGACGCCCATGCCTGGATCCAGGCGCGTTCATGGTCGGGCAACGGGGGGCGTTTGCCGTCGTCGGCCCCCAGGGGCATATGGTTGCTCTCAATCACGTCCCAGATCTCGGCCGGGTCGGTGTTGATCAGCGCATAGTTGTCGAGCTTGTCGAAGATCTGCACCGGGCCGCGACTCTTGGGGCCACGGGACTTTGCGCCTGTATGGCAGCTGGCGCATTGCATCTTCAGGATGTTGACCGCCACCAGGTTCAGGATCGCCGCGGACGGGACCGAGGCGGACGGCTCCGGAGGTGCAGACGTCTGCACTGCCCCGAGTTTGGGCGCGGCCGCGGCCCCTTGGCTCAGGACCTGGCGCGTGTAATTCTTGTGTTCCTCGAGATCCCGCTCGGCGGCCTGCAGCTTGAGCTTGGAGTTTTCGAGCTGCAACCGGAGGAGCTCCTCGCCGCTCGCCACGCCGGCGGCCGGATAGCGCGCTGGACCAGTCACCGCGAAAGTGTCGTGCGGCACAACGATGGGGACCAGCAACTGGTTCGCATAGGTGATGGCGTGATGGTTGCCGTGGTAATTGACGGCATGGCCCCGGAACGCCACGGCGTTGCAGTTGGTGGCGCCGGCGGTCGCGCCGCACAGCAGCAAGCCCAGGAAACCGACGATGGCAATGGTCGCTCGCATCATTTCTCCTTCTTGCTCCGCAGCATGAGGTCCTGGAGCTGCGGAAAGGCAAGTTCGAATTGGTCACGCCGCGCGAACTGGCCACGCAGCGGCAGAGTGAAACTGTGGTCCAGGCCGCCGGCCCGCCCGGCACGTTCGATCAGGCTCGCGACGGCGGCCTTCGGGTAACCCATTTCGCGGGCGACTTGGTCGACCGTGATTGGCGCGTCGAGGTAGCGCGTCAACATGTCCTCGTACCGCAGCGACATCGCCGCGGCCGTCTCTCCTGTGCAGGCCTCGACAGCCACGGCGTAGTGCGCATTGTCGGTGGCGAAGAGGTTGTTAACCTCTTCGCCAAAGTACTGATCGTAGATCTGCTCCGCGCGTTTGCCGTCGCCCACCAGGTCGGGAGCGATCAGCTCCAATTCTTTGCGGCCGGCCAGCCGCACCTGATCGGCCACCGGAATCGCTCCGCTGGCGTGGCAGTGCTGGCAGCTCGGGTGCCTGACGATCACACTCTGTCGCTTGGTTCGCTTGTCCTGGGCCACCTCCGGGTCGGCCTTGTCCGCAATTTTGTCGTTCGCAGCGGTCAAACCGTAACCCTGCAGTCCGTTCGGCATCCCCCAGATATGCTCGCCAGCGTCGCGTTCACGACGCGTCACGTTCTTGAGCAGATCGTTGACGCCAATCGACGACAGATAATCGAAGCTCGTGTAGAAGTAGCCGCGGCCATAGTTGTGCTTGCTCGGCACCCGCTCCACGAACCGGTTGTGCAGGGCGACTTCGCTCTTCAGCGGCATTCCGCGCAGAGCCACGGCGCGATCGTTGAAGTACTTCGGATTGTCCACTCCAGCCAGCTTCAAGATGTCGTTGAAATCCTTGGGGTCGCGTTGGAAACGCGTGTAAGCCGGCGCGTGCATCGAGTAGACGCAGAACCAATCCCAACGAAAAATCGGGAACCGCGAGCCGGTCATTTCAAACAGAGCGTCCGCGAATTGCGGATCGACATTGGCGACGGCGGTGACTTTCTTCTTGCCGCTCTCGTACCGTTCCCAGGCCCATTGTGCGGATCCGCCGACGTAGTGCAGGCTGCCCGGCACCGCCCGCTCCATAAACTGCGCGACTTCCACGGTCCTGTGAAAGTAGGGTTCCGGCGTCGGCACTGGCCCGCTGCCGAGTTCGCCGAGTAGCTCCCAGGCCCGTGCGTCGATGTGGAGCGCGCAGATGTTGACGCGTAAAAGCCGTCCACCGGCGAGCGCGATCGGCTTCACGATCTCGCGGCCGACGAAATTCAATCGATTTGTCTGCAGGCTCGACAACTTGAACGCCTCATCTAAATCGGCCTGCGTCCATGCGTGGTAGGCAGACAGCCAGCGATAGTGTGCTGGAACCTTGCCCGCCGCCTTCAGGGCAATTGCGTCCGCGTATGCCTGTGCGTAAGCCGTGGCCGGGGGATAATGCAGCTCGGGCTCCGGCACGGCATCCGCACCTTCGGCCGCGGCCGACCAGAGCCAGCAGGAAACAAACCACGATCGCAGCAACCTTTGGAGCCATTGCATGTCACTGTCCTGCTTCGAGCAGCCGGACGCGATCCTCGAGATTGCCGACCTTGGCAGCCATAACGCGCTCGCGTTGCTCGCAGTCGAACCGTGCCCGCCGGCATTCCTCGTCGGACTCTTCCAGGACGCGGATCCGGTGGCGGTCTTCGTGGCGATCCGCTTCGAGCTCGTCCACGCGGCGCCGGTAGCTGTCGTACAAGAAACGGTGATCGGCTCGCCTGGCCCGCAACCAGTTTGCGGCCGACGGCAACGCTTGCCGAATCGATGCCGCGAGCGACGCCAGGCCGGTGATGAGAGAAGCGAACATGGGGCGATTTTGGCAAATTGCAGGTCACGTTTTCAATCGATGTGCCAAGCAGTTTTACCGCAGCAAGAATCGGCTAATTGCCGGCTTCCGTCACAAGCGTCAGCCGCGGCTTGATCGAGATCGGATCGCCATTGTCGGCCATCGTCTGTACCGATGGCAAATCCTCGAACGCGAGCAACTTGCTGTTGGTGCGGTCCACTAGTGCGTAATACTTGATGTCGTTGTCCGCGCCGGTGCCGTCGCAGGTGAAGGTCTGGTAGGCGGACGCTCTCATGAACGCCTTGTTGCTGCCGTCCGTGGCAACCGCGTCGAAGTCGGCTGCGTCCATCTCGATGGGTGCGTAGCCGCCGAAGTCGGCTTCTTCGGCCACTGCGGTGGCGTAGGCAGTCGAGTTGGTGAGCGTAATGCCGTCCTTGATGAGGATCAATTCCATATCGATGGCGTCAATGCCGTCTTTGATCATGCTCAACAGTGCGATTTCGCCTTCGTTCGGAACGATAAATGCCACAGTTAGCCTCCGTTAAAAATGGCCTCAATTTCTGCATCCGTAAGCGCCGCATTGTAAAAGCGGAAGTCGTCAACCAGGCCATACAGGTTGTAAGTTGTGTCCCAAAAACCAATTCTGAGACTGCCGGACGTGTCTGTGAATGTTGGCGTGCCAGTGCTGGCGGTCTCGGTCACAAGTTCGCCATCGACGTAGTGCGCAACTTCGTTATCGCCATCAACCACAACGGCAATGTGATACCAAGTGTCGAGGGAGGGCGTCCAGGAAGCGCCGCGGCTGCCGGCTCCGGTGTAGAAATACAATTCATTACCAGCCTGCAAGTACCACAGCCAATCAAGTGAACCCTTCATGGCCAGCGATCTTGAGTTAGCGAGGTCGGTAAACCGGAACCATCCGCACATCGTGAAATTGCTTGTCGTGCTGATGTCTGCTGAATCAGGCACTTCCGCGTAGCTGCCAGTGGCGGTCAGGTCGAGCGAGTTGCCGCTACCGATTACCGCAGGCACGGT